GACAAGGAGCGTGTGCTGGAGGTGATTATCCTCGAGATAGGCCCGAAGACCCATCCACATATTCAGCAGGTGCTCACTGTACCAATCATTCCAGGACTCGGGATCGAGAACGAGGTCCTCGTCGGACTCGTCGTCGGATGACTCGAGAAGGGTGTCAAGGTCGTACACATCATCACTGTACTCGTTGTTCAGGCCCATTTTCTTACAGACAAGGTGTCTCTCTCCTTTACGGGTATAGCGTCCTGAATCGCCTGGAAAGCACCCTCAACCTGTGCCTCGTTCCCACCGAAAAAGTTTCGCAAGCCCGTAAGCACTGCTTCCTTGGTCATTGAGCCCTTGACGTTTTTAGATGAGAGTGAAATCTTCGACTGGTGAATTTTCACCACATCCGTCGACTCAGTCTTCATAAAGCGCTGAACGAGCTCCTTGAGTTCCTTCTCACGCTTATTGAGGACACTCAGGTCAGCCCGGGCCGCTTTAAGTTGCGCCTTGAGTTGAAGCCACTCGGACATGACATCTTTAATTTCGCTCATTTATTACTTGTACTCATTCTGAATTTCAAACTTGGGACGCATGGTGTCCGGAGGAATGGTGGACAGGTTAAAGATGCTCACTGGGTCACGGGGATTGGGGGGCTCGGAGCGCTCCTGGCGATTCGCGTTGCGTAGGTTTCCTCCGATCGTCTCTGGGAATCCAATCTGGGCACGCGGGTCCAGGAAGTTCTGTCCGGACAGGATGGCATCCGGGCTAAACTGACCAAAGTCCTCGGTCGTCACCACCTCCTTGGGGATCAGACCGACGTTCGGGTCGGTTGGCGTCTGGCCAATCTTAAAGCTGCCGCCTGACGACTCGGAGGAGTCGAATGCTGCCAGAGCAGAACCGCCAATGTCAGCCGCAAATGGAGAGCTGTGCTCACCACCCTGATCAATCATAGGACCAGTACGGCCACCCTGATCAATCATACCGCCAGTCTTGTTTTCGATAATAGACTCGCCGGTCGGACCAGTCTCATACCCGCTGCGCTGTGGGCTGAACAGCAAGAGCACAATCAGGAACAAAAGAACTAGGATGGCGAGACCTTTACCGTCCATATTTATAATTGTCTACTACTTTTTTTTCATAGGAGGTCCATGGGGTCATCCGAGGGCTCGTCTTGGAACATGTATTCGCGCGGAAACTTGGGTGGCCCCTTGACACGAACCTGGATCACCTTCCAGACGGGCTCAAATGACCGCTTCGAAAAGACGAGTCCGGTCAGCTCGACCCATACGTCCACCTGAGTGCCCTGACCAATCACATCGAGCTCCACCTGATTCTTCTGACTGTCGTAGGCGGTCGTTACAACCTGACCCTTGATGGTTGCAAGGGTTGCCTCGAGTACACCATCAGGGTTGACGCTCTTCTGGTAGGCCGATACGACAGTCTCGTCGGAAACCTCCTTGCCGAACCAAGCCACCTTGGACTCTTTGGCCTGAGACACAATCTGTTCATCAAGTTCGGAGAAAAGAGTCACAGCCTCTGGAATTGAGAGATTCACCTGGAAATTTTCCCCGGCGGAATACTTGACCGAGTTCACCTGGTGAAGGACCCGGTCATCCGAGTCACTCGACACCTTGAGAAAATAACGACCATCTGGAAGCTTGGATGGCTGGGAATACTTCATCTAGCGTGAAAACAAATCACATCTCTAAGTATGAGTTATTGCGGTCCGCAATACACAGGAAAGGGGTGTGAGTGTCAGCTCCAGGTGACGCCTGGTGTGACACCGGCAACTCAAGAGGCGGCCAATCCACAACGTATTTGTGCCTTTCGAGAAGAGGGTATCCAGTACGCGTGTGACCCAGGATGTTGTCCGACAGACTGCTCGACGGACAAACCAGTCACAGGTGATGGGTCTGATGACGCATCAGCCAAGTTACCCTGGTACACAGCGCCGTGGTTTGTTATCTTGGCTGGTCTTTTATTTGGCCTGATTGGTATGGCTGCAATTATTTATCGGCAAATAAAAGATGCTCGATAATCTGAATGTCCGTGTGTACAAGTCGCTGGTACGATCGGCACCACCAAACATGCGTCTGAAAATGCTGCGCGAACTGTCTCGTGTTATTCATAACGTGGAAAATACCGAGCGCGTTATTCGGCGCCGAATTCGTCTCGGTGTTCCAAAACGCTCCGTCATTGGTCGACGTATGGCTGCCGCCCGCGCTCGTCGTCTTCACCGCCAGAGACGGCCAGGGACTAGAAAACCCAGTCCGTCAAATCTTTTCTCGCGTCTCAGTATATGAAGTTTGACGAGTACTTTTCGCTCTACATGCGTATGAAGCCTGTTGAGAAGCGCGTCGCCGACTCGCTTCCAGAGCGTTATTTTGCCCTGTCCAAGAAAAAGTTTATGGAGGAGGTGCGTAAGCGTGCGTACGGTACGTTGTACCCGCGCAAATCTACGATTGGTCGACGGATCACGCGTACACGCGTTCGTCGCGCCATGTCCCGTCCGGCTTCGCGTCGCCAGCCTGTAAATTTCATGAATCTATAATAATAGATGGATCCTGAAAAAGTATTTAAGTACGTTCGGGAAACGACAATTTACGGCCAGTTCAAACTCTGGCATTTGATTTTGTTCATGGTACTCGGTCCAATGCTCACATGGCCGATGCTCGCTGTTCTTCTCGTCGTATTTACGTCAGAAGTTACTAAGACAGTTAAAGACTTTACAGGTAGCATAACTAGTAATGGAGGATCTTATCAAGGAGCTTCAGTCCGAGATCAAGTCGCTGCGCAAGGATCTGCGCCGGGTCCGGACTCTACTGGAGGATCCAACCGGTGAGAAGACGAAGGAGCGTGCCACCAATAACGGATTCAACAAGCCCCTGGATGTCTCCGACAAGCTGCGCGAGTTTCTGAAGCTGCCCGCAGGAGAGAAGATTTCTCGTTCCCAGGTGACGAAGCGTGTAAATGAGTATGTTACTGAGAAGGGTCTGAAGAACGGCCAGAGTATCAGTCTGGATGCGACGCTAAAGGACCTGCTGAACCCCCCTGAGGGTACCCAGGTGACGTTTCTGAACATTCAGAAGTTTATCAACCCGCACTACGTGAAGGCGACTCCGGCTGCGGCGTCCACGTCCGCACCGACTGACAAGAAGGCGAAGAAGCCAGAGGTGGCCAAGAAGACAAAGGCTTAGAGATTTTTTTCATAACTAGAGATACATGAGTGAGGAGCCACCGCCTCTCGACAGACAGGTTCTTGAAAAACTCATTGGTACAAAGATTCGTGACGTGTCTTTGTATCAGCGGGCTTTTACGCATAAATCGGCACTCAAAAAATACAAGAACTTGACTGGTTCTTACGAGACACTCGAGTTTATGGGCGACTCGGTTCTCGGTTTTATCATTACGCGATTTTTGTTTGATCGGCATGAAGCCCAGCAGGAGGGTTTTTTGACCAAGGCTCGAACAAAAATGGTCCGTGGAAAGACGCTCTGTGAAATTTCTGAAAAGTTGGGACTCCACGAGTGGATTCTTATGGATGACAAGGGGATGCGTAACGGCTGGAACACAAATGCGAGCATTCTCGAAGATGTTTTCGAGGCACTTGTCGGTGCAATATATCTCGATCTTGGCATGGTGCACGCAAAAAAGTTTGTCTTTTCGGCCTATGAACTCGTCGAGGTGTCACTCTCGGACGACAACTATAAAGACCAATTAATGCGCAAGTGTCAGGCGGCTCATGAACCTTTGCCTGAATACTACATACGAAGCCAGTACCCAGACGGAACGTTTCATGTCGAAGTGGTTCTCAAAGGCGTTCCGTGTGGATCTGGTTTTGCACTTACGAAAAAGCAGGCGGAGCAAAATGCAGCCGAAATGGCGCTTAAGAATGTGTAACGTGAACTCGACAATGGAACTGACGACGCGAGACGGAGTCCACTACAAGCTTTCACAAGAGTTTGTCAACAAGAGTCAACTCCTGAGCGACATGGCCGAGGGTCACGTCTCGGTGCCCATTGACAATGAAACGCTGGCCTGGCTTGTCAAGTCAGAATGGCCGACAGACGGTCATGCCCTCCTGAAAATGGCCAAGGCGGCTGACTTTTTGCATATGGAGAAGGATCTCACAGAGGCGTGCAAACGGGTCGCGGAAAGTCTTCGGGGGAAAACGACAAAAGAGATTGAAGACTTTTTCAACCTCTGACTTTTTCAATTTCAATCTGGGCTTGTTTAAGTTTTTTTTCCAAGATTTCTTCGAGACGAACCTTGTTGGCATTCACCTTATTCAGCTGGTTTTGAACAATCCGGTAATTTTTCACGGAGTTTAAACCTCCATAACTCTTTAGATCGGCATTTGAAAGTTTCGAAGAACCTAGTCCCATAAAAGTCTCCAAGTTTTTTGTTTGTCATAGTTAATGAAGCCCTGGCAAAAGTTGCTTTTGGCTGTGATTATCATGGTTGCCGCGGTCCTCGCACTCATGTATCGTCAGAGTAATTATGAATCCCCAGAGTCGATTGTGACGGCCGTACCGGCCAACTCAGACAATACTCTGAATGGGGTTCCTCTGAGCGGTGCCACAGTCGAAACATCTCCGGTTGCCGTTGTGCCGACCCAGATTCCCACACAGCCGACACCCCCTGTCCAGGTGGAGGTCCCGGAACCAGAGACACCTGTGGCTCTCCCTGAATATCAGGCGACCAACCTAGTACTCGAACCCCTGATGCTCGGAACGTTCGGAGCCCATAATGTGCGTTCGTATGATCTGGACGCAACTGATTGGAATGCACCGGAGGTTGAAGACAAGAGCATCCCAGGAATAAGTTATGATACGTTGCTCCAGCCGATGCGTCCAGGAATGGAGACTGAGGGTGTCTCCCAAGAACTTTCTAATCTTGACATGTCTTAATGAACAACGCAAACTTGCGTAGAGAAATTTATAAACGACTTGCCATCGTGGATCCTCCTACATTGTATAGAATTGCAACTAGAAACAAAGCTGCCAAAAATATTCAGGCTCATTTAAATGTTTTGAAACGTGCTCTTTATCGACGCTTTACTCGACGAAAAAAACATTCACAGGCTCGTCGACGATTTTTAGAAAGCCCCGGTTATCGTATTTCTCTTTGGAACTCTCGAAATGAAGCTGCAGCTCGTCAACGCATGCGAGGTTTATATATATATTGAACATAAGTAAGATGAAAAACTGTTGTCGAGCCGGACCAAGGAATAAAAGTTGTGTACGGCAATCTAATAAAAAGATCTTTAGTCTTCCCAGAAGATTTTCGCGACTTGTGTGCATCCTAGGGCCAGTGAGGGGGTTCACAATGCGAGCGAGTTGCGCTCCTTTTAGAAATTGTAAACGAAAGTAACATATGGGTCCCAACAGTACATGGGATCGAACTCCTGACGGAATTATTATCAACGGATACGAGTACGGAACTGAAATTTTTGGCGAAAATATTCCCCCACACGCGCGAGATTTTCTCTGGGACATGATTGACCTCAAAGATGTCGCGCGTGGTTTCGACTCTGGAGAAGAATATGGGTACGAAATGCTCAAAGAGGCGGCGGCGTATGCCTACGAGTCCTACGTCGAACTATCTGTCGCCGAAAAAAAGGAGATGCACGAGAAGCACATGGAACATCTTCAGAAGCAATGTGAATTACAGGGGGAGCGTACACGTCATATTGTCCAGTGTGGACAGTTGCTTCTCGAACAACCAATGCCGGATGAACTTCTCGAGGCGATTCAGGATGTCATCCAAAGGGCCGAAATGGACCTACAAAACCTTCGTGAAGACCTTGAAGAAGAATCTACGTGTCTAGTATGACGGGTAAGTTTGTCACTTCAGTTCTTCGACGCGCACGCGACGCAACAATTACTCGGCCACCCAAGATTCTTCGGCGGGAGATGGCAACGAGAGGCTCGTGGTCTCGACGTGTCAGAGCCGTCACCGAAGCTTTTCCGAGACACTTTACATTTTTTCACCCCGTAAAGTGCCCTGACGGGTCGTATGTTCGTCGCGGCCGATGGAATCCTCGGCGGCGTACAGAGACGTATACGTGCCCAGGGGGTGTCAAAAAGGTTTTTGTCCGTTCGAAAACACCAGGTGAGTTTTTTCGGAGACGGTACGGACGGTGTTCCGAGTTTGCACAGGGACTTCACGCCGTTCTCAAATATATGGGTATCAGGTCCAGGTTGGTCCTGGCCTATAAACCAGGTTTTGATCACGTCTGGGTCGAAGCGTGGAATCCGCGTGTCCAGCGGTGGATTCGTCTCGATCCAACTATGAAAAAGGGTTACGGCTATACATGGCACCTTGGTCCGTCAGCCAGATATTTCAGAGCCTCATAAAAACTTTCAACGTTACAAATCCAATGGAAGATCAAGTTCGTCGGTTCGCCATGCGAATCAAACTCCATCGTCTTAGCGGAACAGTCGTTCATCATTGTGCTCTCCTAAGACG